CCGATTCTGGTCACAGATATTTGGTATTGCTTTTAGTAACAAGCGTTGGCTTCATTTCTTCATGTTATTTGTTCCTGTCATGGGTTTGTGGACTTCCAGCATTGGTATCATTGGTCTTGCCCTTAATCTTCGTGCTTACGATTTTGTAAGTCAGGAGATTCGTGCAGCAGAAGACCCAGAGTTTGAAACCTTCTACACCAAGAATATTCTCTTAAATGAAGGTCTCCGTGCTTGGATGGCACCAGTAGACCAACCTCATGAGAACTTTGTGTTCCCAGAGGAAGTTCTACCTCGGGGCAACGCACTCTAAAATAAATAGAGGAGTTCTTTGGAACTCCTTTTTTATGCTAGGAATTCTAATATTCTTCATTTTATTTGGTTTCTTTATGTTTTTTATATCACTTACAGACCATTATCATTATTGAATAAATGACTAATAATCATAAGGAAGAAGATATTCCCAGTTGGGTTATATGGATGGGAATAAGTATCCTAGTGTTCACAGTGTTTTGTTTTGTTTTGATGACACTTGGTATGATATACTGGTAAGAGTATAATACAATTTCTAAATACAATTTTACAATACTTAACAATGCTTCTAGACTTAGCACACACAATTGCTGACTATACTATTTGTGGTGAAGGTAATGTATCAGAGAGAAAAACAGAAGATACTTTTCTAATCAAAGCAAGTGGTACAAGTCTTCATACACTATCAGAAGATGATTTAGTTCTGGTCAATACTGATGCTCAACAACTAAATCCAGAACAAAAGAAACCAAGTATTGAAGTGCTTTTTCATGCATGGATTATGAAGCACTTCCCAGAGATTAACTATATTGCTCACACACATCCACCAAAGACTACACAGATACTCTGCTCTCCTGCGGTCAATGACTTTGCTACGCAGCGTTGGTTTCCAGACCAAATCGTAAGGAATGGGGTAATATCCTGCCTTGTCCCTTATGCTCCTCCTGGTGCTCGTCTACTACAGAATGTAGATAAGTATGTTGGAGAGTTTGTAGACCACTACGGATATTTCCCTAAGTTGATTCTTCTAGAGAATCATGGTATTATTACAGCATCACCTTATCAAAAGGATTGTGCTGCTGCTACTCTGATGTGTGAAAAGTCTGCAGAAATCTTTATTGGTGCTAAACTTCTTGGTGGTGTTAACTTCCTTCCAGATGAAGAGATTGAGCATTTAGAAAACTGTCCAGGTGAGCAGTATCGTCGTCGTATGTATTTTGTAAAATGATTACATCTGAAACACCTTACAAACTTGCAGAGATTATAAGAGATACTTGGCCAGGTATTTACAGAAAACCATCATCGCCTTATAATAGAGAAAAGTCTTGTAAAAATGAAAAAGTATAATGAAGAATATTTTTCAGTAATTGAAACTAAAACTGGTAGAAAAATTGCTGATTGTGGTGAAGAAGAAGATGCTCTTATGATGGTTTCTTTTGATCCTCAAAATAGAACAATTACAAAAAATAAATTTTTAATGGGTCCTGTTGTGGATGTGGAAATTCCTAAGGCACTTCCTACGACTGAAATTATTGCAGTTCATGATGTAACTCCAGAAAAATCTAATGATTATATGGATAATCTAATTGAACCAAGAAAAGTAAAACTTCCAGAAGGTCAAGGAGAACCTGTGAGGGTATGATTAATCTAAAGTTTCTTGTGAGAGATGCTGATATTACTTATTATGATGAGTGGCATTACATTTGCATTACTCTTTGGGAAGTTTTAAAAATTCTAATTATTAATTTTAATACATATTTAAAAAACAATTATAAAAAATTATGAAGTTTACAGTTTATTCAAAAGACGGATGCCCATATTGCACTAAAGTTAAACAAGTGCTAGAGTTGGCACAACTACAGCATGTAGTTTATAAACTTGGTGCAGACTTTACCCGCGAAGAATTTTATTCAGAATTCGGACAAGGATCTACCTTTCCACAAGTTATTGTGAATGAAAAACATATCGGAGGTTGTACAGATACTGTTCAATATCTAAAGGAGCAAAACCTAGTTTAATGGATAACAATTTTCACGAAGTTTGTAACGATGTAGAAAAAGCAATTGACTATGCTTTTAATGGACAATTTGTGTTAAAGTTCTACGACTATCTAAAAGTTCGTGGAACGAAAAAGATTGAGGTTGATGAATTTATTGAAAGCTCAACTGCTAGTGAGATTGACAGTTTAGTAACAGACCTTGATCAATATCTTGAGGGTGGTTCTGACGAAGTTCATAAACAACTTCGTGAAGGATATGGGCATATTCCAAAACCACAGGCAAGAAAGATTAGAAATTACCTTCATGGAATATTAGAGGATGCCCAAAAATACAGTTATGACAAAAGACCAGGACGCCGAAAGAAGCAAACTAAATAAAAATGAACCCCAGATTAATCGGGGTGTTGAGTTATTACTACGCAATAGGAGGAAGAGATCAGAAAAACCAAAAACCTTTCAAGTGAAGTTTGGTAAAATGATCTCTCTTTTCCGTAGAGAGTTTCATTTCTTCATTGACTTTCACTTTGATATTAGGAAAAAATAAATTCTCTGGAGAAGACAAATGCTAGCAGTAACTCTAACCATAGGAACATTGGTTTCAATCATGTTCTTTTTTGTAGGAGGAGTAGTAGGATGGTTGGCAAAAGAACACTTCTACCAAACTCAACCAGTTTATACACACCCAGAGATGTTTGATTCAAATGGGAATGTAATACCAGACGAAATTTTAGCAGTGAGATTTGAAAACGATTATGACTACGACGACGAAGAAGAAGACGACGACTGAAAAACCTATCGAAACTCTCCCTATAAATCCTTTTATTTTTGAAATTTTGGAACTTGCTTCCAAACAAAGAAGTAATGCTAAGAAAGTTGAAGTCCTTAAAACATATGAGCATGATTCTTTGAAATCCATTTTTATTTGGAATTTTGATGAGACTGTAATAAGCCTTCTTCCTGAAGGTGATGTTCCTTATGGAAACGTAGAAGAACAAACAGTTTATTCTGGAACTCTATCTGAAAATCTATCAAAAGAAGTTGCTGGCGGAGAATCTGCAACTGGACAAGATCTAAATGGTAGAAGCAAAACATCTCTTCGCAGAGAGTATCAAAACTTATATAATTTTGTACAGGGAGGCAATGGTACATTAAGTACAATCCGCCGTGAAATGATGTTCATCAATCTTCTTAGAGGTCTTCATCCTAAAGAAGCAGAAGTATTAATCCTTACAAAGGATAAGAAGTTGACTGATAAATACAAGATAAGTCTTGAGAATGTAAAAGAAGCTTACCCTGATATTCAGTGGGGAGGTCGCTCATGACAGTAGTTGTTGGAGAAGAAGTAAAGATGGCAGAATATGCAGAAAATAGAAAATTAGTTCTGCCGCATGAATATGGATGTGAAATTCTTCTGGAGAAAACAACGATATCTAAAGCAAAAGACTCTTCACTTCCAAATGATGCATATTTAATTTGGTATATTGTAGATGGAGAAGAACATATTGATCTTACTAGAGGTGCAAAACGAGTAAATCTATTTGATATGTACTATGATAAGTATGGTCCAGGATCAGTTCAAAAAATTGATTTTGGATATGGTAGAGTCAACCCTAAAATTTGGGGATATAAACAACCTGAGAAAAAGAAAAAAAGATGAGTGAAGGTTTTAAAGGTTTTGCTAAACCAGAAAATGAAAAAGAGTTTAAACTTTATATTAAAAATAGAGAAGTAAATAAACTTATTAAAGAATATAAAAAACTTAAAAAGTATCAAAAATCATCTATTTTTGAAATTGAAAAACTTTCAGGTTATGAAACAAAAATAGATAAACTAATCAACCAATATGGAATAGATTCTGAAGCAATTGAATAATGGGAAAGCACTATCTTCTTAATTTGTATGGATGCTCGTTTGTCCTTTTGGACGACGAGCATTGTCTTATAGACTTACTAGAAAACGCAGCATCTGCTAGTGGTGCTACTGTGATTCAGACTATCTCAAAGAAGTTTGAACCACAGGGAGTTACTGTTATTTGCTTGCTTTCGGAAAGTCATATTAGTATTCATACCTGGCCTGAAGAAGGTAAGGCTGCGGTAGATGTTTATACTTGTGGTGATTGTAATCCTAAGATTGGTTGTGATATCATCATTCAACAACTTTATGCTACAGAACATACTCTCAGTTACATTGAGCGGTAACTAAATACACTATATCTGGAGAAGACTATGCTCTCTACTCAATATCGTTTGCGTCTTGAAGCAATCTGTGACCGAATTGCAAAAAGTGAATCCGTAGAGTTAAGTGAAATGATTTGGGCAGAAAAACTTGCTAAATCAAATCGTTCTGCTGCAACTATTCTTAGACAAGCAAGAAGACGTGCTGCTAATCCAGAAATGGCTGAAGATAGTCTTGATGCATTTATGAATGCTTTAGATTTGGGAGATCCTGATCCATCAAACCATAAGACTAGATTTGAAAGTTCTGACGATATTATTGATTTCTTCACTGGAGATAAACCAGATGACTGGCGACAGCGTGATTAAGAAATAATAAAATTGGTATAACATTTTACAAAACTATTTGACTACATAATGCAATGAGTCTATAATGACTCTACGTTCATCAGAGAAAACTCTGACGCAAGTAGGACGGCGGAACGGTACGTTCATTCGCTATTCGCAAATAGCGAACGCAAACCGCCCGAAGGAACGGGACCTAAAAATCTCATTTCTTTGGAGCAAAAACAATGGCAAAAGTAGTATATCGTGGCATCGAATATGATACCGAAAAGCGTATCGCATATCAACAGCAAATGATGCAACAACCTCAACAGTATAACGAAACCTATCGTGGTGTTAAGTTTACTAAGGAGGGACATAAGTGATGAAAAAGTTGAATGTACTTCAACTCATTAAAGAGCAGAAGCAAAAACAAGATCGTCGCCACAAAGCATCACTTGCGCAATTAATTGGTAATAGGTAATGCAAGATTACCATTATCATCATGATGATATGGATAAGGACAATAGAGGGCCCGCTTGTTATCTTTTAACATATCGTGGATGTCGTTATTGGTCTTGTTATCGTATTCATCTAGTGGAATGGTTTGAAAAAATTTTTAAATCAGAGGGGTCTTGACGACCCCTCTTTTTTTGTCTATAATTAGCTTTGTCAGCGTTCATATGAATGAATAGAGAAAAGCTTAAGTTGATAGTCAGAAACCTTGAGTCTCTTGTAGAATGTCTTAAAGAAGAGATTGGTTCTGATATTAAAGATCCTCACTATGAAGAAATTAAAACCTTTATAAATGATTATGACGAAGTATTTTATGAAGAGGAAGATGAGTACAATGAATGATGAATTTGAATTCATGAAACCAGAAGTAAAACTGATTAGTGTTACACCAGACGCAGAGAAGCACATGGCATATTGTGCTCGCGTAAGTAATCCTTCTAATCAAGAAAACGAAAAGTTCTCAGGTCTTCTTAAGTATTGCATTCAACATCAGCACTGGAGTATCTTTGAACAAGCAAGTATGACCGTAGAGATTAATACTACTCGCGGTATTGCTGCTCAGATACTTCGCCATAGGTCTTTCACATATCAAGAGTTTTCACAAAGGTATGCTGATAGCACTCTTCTAGGAAAAACTATTCCACTTCCAGAACTTCGTCGTCAGGATGAGAAGAATCGTCAGAATTCAATTGATGATATTCCCGACTATTTGAGACTGACTCTAACAGAAGATATCCGTGTTCATTTTGAGCACTCTATGCGCCTCTACAACCGTCTTCTGGATAAAGGAGTAGCAAAGGAGTGTGCAAGGTTCGTATTGCCTCTGGCAACGCCCACACGCCTTTATATGACTGGCTCTGTGCGGTCATGGATCCATTACATTGATTTACGCTCTGCACACGGTACACAGAAAGAGCATATGGAGATTGCAGAACTAGTACGTTGTATTTTTACTTGTCAGTTTCCTGCAGTATCTGAAGCACTTGGTTGGACTCGTGAAGGGTGTTCTGAGTGCATCGATGCTCCTTCTATCACCATTGAATAAATATCTGCATATAGAATGGAGGTTAAAATTGCCCACATATCCCGTAGTTAATAAGGAAACTGGTGAACAAAAAGAAGTGACAATGAGTGTTCACAATTGGGACCAATGGAAACAAGACAATCCTCAATGGGAAAGAGATTGGTCTGATCCGAGCACTTGTCCTGCTTCTGGAGAAATTGGCGAAGTCTATGACAAACTTCGCAAGTCTCATCCTGGATGGAATGATGTATTGCACAAAGTATCTAAAGCTCCAGGCTCAAAAGTAAAACCAGTTTAAAAAAAAATATGCCAACTAAGAAAAGAAACACTCCTCAGAATCCAGTTCCTTTTGGTATGAGTAACAGACAAATGAAAAGGAAAAAACCAATTAGTCAAGACTTGATGAGGGTTATTGATCCTCTGACCGATAATCAAGAAATACTATTTCAATCTTATAAGAAAGATCAGAACATTGTTGCATATGGTGCTGCAGGTACAGGTAAGACATTCATTACACTTTATAATGCACTGAAGGATGTACTTGATGAAAGATCTCCTTACGAAAAGATTTATATTGTAAGGTCTCTTGTTGCTACTCGTGAGATTGGTTTTCTTCCTGGAGACCATGAAGATAAGTCTTCTCTTTATCAGATTCCTTATAAGAATATGGTAAAGTATATGTTTGAGATGCCAGATGATTCTGCATTTGAAATGCTTTACGGAAACCTTAAAACTCAAGGTACGATTAGTTTTTGGAGTACTTCTTTTATTCGTGGTACAACACTTGATAACTGTATTATTATTGTTGATGAATTTCAAAACTTGAATTTTCACGAACTTGATAGTATTATTACTCGTGTAGGTGAGAACTCTAAAATTATGTTCTGTGGTGATGCAACACAGTCTGACCTCGTTAAAACTGCAGAAAAGAATGGTATTATTGATTTCATGCGAATTCTAAATGTTATGCCATCTATTGATGTAATTGAATTTGGCGTTGAAGATATTGTTCGTTCTGGTCTATGTAAAGAATATCTAATTGCAAAAACGGAACTTAATCTATGACATTTATTCATCATAATTTTTTAGGTGACATTGAACTAGAATGCAAAACAACAGAAAGCATCCGTCTCTATAATCTTCCAAATGGAGATTGGGTGCCTTCTATTACTTCAGTGACTTCCTTCTATAATCGCCAAATCTTTGCTGATTGGAGAAAGCGTGTAGGTATTGAAGAGGCAAATAGAATTACTAAAAAAGCAACGGCAAGAGGAACAGATTTCCACCAAGTTTGTCAGGACTATCTTGAGAATAAGGAGTTGGTTTGGGATAATTATCAATTCCTAACAAAGCACATGTTTCATCATGCTAAACCTTATCTTGATAAGATAAATAATATTCATGCAATTGAAAGAACACTCTATTCAGAGTATCTTGGTCTTGCAGGAAGAGTAGACTGTATTGCTGAATATGAAGGTGAACTTGCAGTCATTGACTTTAAGACATCGGAAAAGATTAAACCAGAAGCATGGATTGAGAATTACTTTGTACAAGAAACATTCTATGCAGCAGCGTATTATGAGCTCACTGGTAAAGTAGTTAAAAAACTTATTACATTAATGGTTACTCCTGGTGGAGAAGTAAAAGTATTTGACAAAAGAAACAAAGAGGACTATATTAGACTATTAGTTCGTTATATTAAAGAATTTGTACATCACAATACTGGGTCAAATGGAGAATGAGTTAGAGAAAGTACTAGAGAGTAAATTCTTCTGCCCTTCTCGGTTTGCACAGGAGATTGAATCCTTAGTGCAAACAAACGAAGAAATGAATTATATTGACGCAATTATTCATTTTTGTGAGAAGAATAACATTGATATTGAATCTGTTCCTAAGTTGATTTCAAAACCACTAAAGGAAAAGATTAAGTATGAAGCAATGGAACTTAATTTCTTAAAGAAAACATCCCGCGCAAAATTAATTTTTTGAATGATGCCCTTTGATGCATATCGTGAATATCTGGCACTGAAGAATCACTTTACTAAAGATAGTTACGATTATCATAAGTATTGTGGTAAAAGTCGTGCCACAGTGCAATCTTTCTACAAACGGAAGGACAGATTCTGGTTTGAAAAGATTGCACGACAAAAGACAGATCAAGAAGTTGTTGAATTTTTTGTATCTAACTTCATCACCTGCACTGATCCAAGTAAACTTTGGATAGGAGAAATGATACGCGAAGGTGAGAGTAGATACGAACAATGGAAGAAAAGAAATCAATCACTTTCTTATGTCTTCAAAGAAGAAACTCAAAATTTATTTGAGAATAAAAAGGTAGATGATGTATTTGATTGTTCTAAAGGTCATCCTGTTGTCTTAAAAAGTTTCCTGAGCGGTAAGATTAGCCCAGAAACAATGGTGATTTACGATAAGATTTTCCTGTTCGGTAACAATTTTGATAAGAAACTTCAAGACCCAGTGTGGGAAACCGTCAGCAAAAAGATCAAAAAATACAGTCCATTCCTAAATATTGATGTATTTCGTTATCGTAAAATTTTGAAAGAAGTTATTTTTGGAGATCAATGAGTTTCTTTAATTCCGAAGTCGTCCGTGCAGAGATGGCTGAAATATCTGAAATGCAAGAGGAAGTTTATAAAAATGTTTTTGAGTTTCCTCGTATGAGTAAAGAACAGAAACTTTATCATGTAAATCTTTTAGATAAACTTCTAGAAAAACAAAAGGTGCTTTATACTCGTTTGAGTTTGTCTGATGATCCTGAAGCGCAGGAAATGAAAAATCGTATTTCTGAGTCTGCATTAATGATGGGTCTTCCACCAAATGTTGATATGAATGTGATCTTCAATAATATGACTAAGATGTTGGAAGCAATGCGAGAAAGGATTGACGAAACAGGTTCAGACCTGTAGAATAACAAAGTACACAAAAGCCAAATCCGTACAAACACGAGGTAATCCGAATGTCTTTTAATGATCTGAAAAAGCAATCTTCTCTTGGTTCGCTGACTGCGAAACTTGTAAAAGAAGTAGAGAAGATGAGTACAACTTCTAGTGGCGCAGATGAGCGTCTCTGGAAACCTGAAATGGATAAGACTGGCAATGGTTTTGCAGTTATCCGTTTTCTACCTGCACCAGAAGGTGAAGAAATTCCTTGGGCGAAACTTTATACACATGCTTTCCAAGGTCCTGGTGGTTGGTATATTGAAAACTCTCTGACTACTCTTGGTCAGAAAGATCCTGTTTCCGAACACAACCGTGAACTCTGGAACAGTGGTCATGATGCAGATAAAGAAACTGTTCGTAAGCAGAAGCGTAAACTGTCTTACTACAGCAACATTTACGTTGTTAAAGATCCTGCAAATCCTCAAAACGAAGGTAAGGTCTTCCTCTTCAAGTATGGTAAGAAGATCTTTGATAAGATTATGGAAGCAATGCAACCTGAGTTTGAGGACGAAACTCCTATCAATCCCTTTGACTTCTGGCAGGGTGCTAACTTCAAACTCAAAATTGTAAAGAAAGATGGGTATTGGAACTATGACAAGTCAGAATTTGACCGCGTTGCACCACTCTTGGATGATGATGATGCTCTTGAAGCCCTCTGGAAGAAGCAATACTCGCTCGCAGCAGTAACTGCTCCTGATCAGTTCAAGTCTTATGAAGATCTTGAGAAGCGTCTCAAGTATGTTCTTGGTCAAAAGAGTCCTCGTGCTGCAATCCAAGAACAAGAAGATGAGTATGAATCCTACGTTCAAACACCGTCTCAAGAAGAAACTGTGATTGCTGAACTGGAACAATCATTTGCTCGTTCTAAGTCACCTTCTCTTCCTGTTGTCAATAAGGAAGTTGATGAAGATGAAGACGATGCACTCTCATACTTCCAACGTCTAGCAGAAGATTGATTATTAGGAATACAATCTAATATTATCTCCTTTCTTTAAGGTTCTAGTTACATACTGACTAGAACCTTTTTTGTATGTCATAATATCTTCTAAATCGTTGAATACAATATTTAAATATCTTGGTTTTAGAATAAAAATATTTCTTTTTTCTTCTTCTAAATTAATTTCATATTCGTAGTTTGTGACTGGTGTTAAGAAATTTGATGATGTAACTCTAACAACAGAATTTAAACCATTGTCATAATATTGATAGTAGTAGTTTGTTGATGTAGTCATTGGATCATTAGATATAAACTCAACAAATTCTCCTCCACTAACCGATACTATATTTTCTGTTGCACTGATATCTAAATCAAAATTAAAAGCCAAAGTTTTGCCTGAATCTTCTGCTTCTATCTCTGCAACAGTAAATGATCCATTAAAGTTTGAATTAGTTGAATTGCTTATAATTACTTCAGATCCTACAACCAAATTTTCAATACCATCTGTAAGTAATATTGAAACTTTTTTTGTTACTATATTATATGATAGTATTTGAATTTCTGTTTTTATAGATTGAACTAAACCATTTCCAGACTTCCATTGTGTTGGCATTGTAATTCCTTCTGAAATGATTAAGTTTCCAACACTATCTTTGATTTCTTTTGTCTCATAATGATGAATTCCGCTGTAGAGTTGTTCATAAGAACCATATTTTTCTAACATTAACTTATCAAATATTACCTGTGGCAGCGGCCACTCTGTTTGTATATTCATTATATTATTAGAAAGAAGAATTACCCAATCAAGAGTTTCATCATTATAAAGTTTGTATGCAACATTATCAGGTCTTTCATCTCCAATGATTTGATATTTGGTGAAGTATGAAAGATTTCCAAAAATATCATCACGTAGTTTTCCGCGACGAAATAGATTTTTTACAGTCGCATACTCAGAGATTTGCCTTTGATTGGAATCTCTGCTGACATATTCAAAGTCTGGAACTTGTCTGAAGTATGATGGCATTTTAGTAACCTATTTCGTTGTATGGAATATCTGCATAATCTTTTTCTGTTACTGGTTCAAGTTCTTGGAATTGTAATGAAAGGTTATATGAGGTCATTGTTGCACCAGCATCATTAAAAGTCATATAAGAACCATCAGGCGTGTAATCTACACTACAAGATTGTAAAGCACATATTTTAATTCTATTTAATGATGGATGATCCTTTCCGCCGGCAAGGTGATATTTTATTTGAAAAACATTTGGTGCTTTTAAAAATAAATTAACGTCACTATTTTTAACCGACATATTTTGCTTGAAAAATCTTATTATATACTTAACTTGTTCTGCTTCTTTTGCATCTCTTGGAGATAATCTAAAGGTAAAGTTGAAAGGTCTTAATTGTGGACCTTGAAATAGTAATTCTAAATTTGGATTTAAAACAGCACCACCAACTCTTGATAAAAGACCTTCAACACTTGCTGCTTTTCCTGCTAGGTAAAGTCTAGTTGCGTTATATCCGCTACCTCCTTGCTTTAAAAATTTATCAACATCTTTTAAAACCGCTGCTCCAGTTCCTGCTATATCTGTTGTTGCATTATATGATGCCGAAGCCGCATATGCACCTAATGCATTCATTTGCTCACCTCCCCATTGAACTATATTTGAATCAGTAATAGAAGGTTGGATTGGTAAAGTTGCAGAACCTAAAGAATTTTTTAAAATATCTCTAGCACCAAATCCTATATTTGGACCTATTGATGTTGATGATGTGCCATCTCCTATAGTTAAACTTCTACCAACATACTCATATGCAGTAAATTGTATAAAATCTTGTTTATTTGTTTTAATTGATGTTGGATAAGCATAGTTATCATAGGTTCTTGGTTTTCCTGCAGATTTTATTAATGGATCTGGTATATCACTTACAGATACAGAACCTACTTGATTACTTGCTGGTCCTTGTCCTGCTGGACTTCCTGGAGATGCCTCTGGTGGTGGAATATTTCCTAATCCTGTTGGACTTGTTCCTGGCGGAATTACTCTACCATCTGGAGTTGTTGGAATTGTGGCTGCAATTGATGCATATGACCTTGTTGCTGCCAAATTAGTACGAGCACTTGAAGGTGCTTCAGAATACCATTTTGTTTTTACATCTTTGACAAATTGCTCTCCATTTGAATTTGTTGATCTAAAAAAAGAATTAAATGCTGTGCTTGGTTTGTCTTTAAATTTTCCGTCTCTAAAATCTACTTGATTATTAGTGTTATATTGAAATAATAATTCATCACCTCTAAAAGGAACTGAAGTTCCTTTTGAATATACATCAAAACTTCCATTTACATTTGCTTTTACTACAGTTCTATAGGTATTTCCGTCTCCATCTTTTAGTATAGGAAATTTATCTGTTGTAAAAACTGCGGGGTCATTTGCACTTTGAACAAATACAGTTGCCATCAGAAATTCTCCTCACATACAAGAGGATTAATTATCTCAATTTTTTGTAGAGTATGAGACATTTATGATACTTTTTTTTCTATTTAGTTATGATTTTAGAAATCTTGCATAACGAACAGAACGAAGATAATCTATCTCATCATTATTAATAGTGTGAAGTTTACCTGATACTTCTAACCAAGTATAGTTTCTTACTTGGTTCCAGTGAAAATTAAATCCTTTAAATCCCCACTTTTGAACTTCAATACAAGCAATTAGTGGAAACTGATCGTATTCAATTTCGTTTGTTTTGGGTAAGTAAATGAAGGTATAATAGTTTCCAACATCAGGTATAAATTCAGTCTCACGGAATACATCCATAATCTCAAGCATAATAGATTCAGCATCAGTGAGACCTTCTATTCTTCTTTTGAGTTGAGAAACTCTTGGAGAATTTCTCTTAATATCCTCTCCAAATCCTTTTGCCATTAACCGAACAGATTGTCCTCTGTGATGATTTTGAACTCAACTAATCTATCTTTACACCATTCTTCTGCTGCTCTCCATTTTGCTTGATTCACTGCATAAGTTTGCATTTCATATAACCAAGACTTTGTTTTTCTTTTTGGAACCTTAGGTTGAACAGTTTGTTTTTTTGGTTTTACTTCAATCACATATGTTTTAATTTCGCCAGACTGCTCTTTAACCTTAATAATAAAGTCTGGAAAGTATTTGCATACTTTTTGTTTCACTGGATTATAATAACTAATACAGAATTCTTCAGATCCCCAAGAAATTATATTTTCATTTAAGTCACACCAATTGCAGAACTTTCTTTCCCAACTACTTCTACAAATAATGTTATTAGGATCACCTTTATATTTTTGTGGATAAGATGGTTTGTACCTGCTCTTGTAACTTTCTGCCATATGGAGACTACATAATATATACCGTAAAAATATTTATAGATGGCTTCGAATCAAAATCCAAAAAAATATTTAATGTCTGAAATAAAAACAAAATTATTGAGACCATCACTTACTTCAACTTATGCTGTCTATTTTAATGCTTCTGAACTTTTAGAAAAAAAATCTGCAGCAGATGGTTCATCTATTAAACAATTTTTTGGTAACAGACAGGCACTTGTTGATCCTGAACTTCTTACTTTATCTTGCTCTGAAGCATCTCTTCCAGGATCTTCTCTTGCAACAAATGAAATTAATAATGACTATACTGGTGTAACTGAAAGGTACGCATACCGTAGATTATATGATGATCGTGCCGATTTTACTTTTTATGTTGATCATGATTATACAATAGTAAAATTCTTTGAAACCTGGATATCTTGGATTGTAGGTGAAACTCAATATACAGAACAGTCTAAACAGACTTTCAATTATAGAGTTAAGTTTCCAAATGATTATAATGTGAATATGCACATTCAAAAATTTGAAAAAGACTATAATAGAAAAATAGAATATACTTTTATTGGTGCTTATCCAATATCTATTACTTCTATGCCAGTGTCATATGATTCTTCTCAACTTTTGAAATGCACTGTAGCTTTTACTTACAAGAGATACTACTTAGAAAATTCTTCACAACTTACTTCACAGGATGAAGAACCTTCACAACCTATAACACAGGAATTAACTTTATATGGACCAAGACCGACTGATGTTCCTCAGACAGTTGAAGTGGATGTAAATAGACCTACACTAGGACAACTATATCCATATTAAGATAAATAATTACAACTGAAACGAACATAGGATATTATGCCTTTACCAAAGATTTCAACGCCAACTTATTCTCTAACTCTACCTTCAACAGGAAAAGAAATTAAGTACAGACCATTTCTAGTTAGAGAAGAAAAGTTACTTGTATTAGCACTTGAGAGTGAAGATACAAAACAAATTACAGAGTCAATTAAGACTGTTATTAAAAATTGTATTGAGACAAGAGGAGTTAAAGTAGAATCTCTTCCTACATTTGATATTGAATATCTCTTTCTTAACATTCGTGGAAAGTCTGTAGGAGAGGAAATAGAAGTTAATATCATTTGCCCTGATGATGGAGAGACTACAGTTCCAGTTAAGATTAATGTTGATGAAATTGAAGTTCAAAAGTTTGATGGCCATGACAAGAAGATTAAAGTTGATGATAATGTAATGCTTGAGATGAAATATCCATCACTGGAGCAGTTCATCAAAAACAATTTTGACTTCAATGCAACAAGTGATATGGATCAAGCATTTGATCTTATTGCATCTTGTATTGATAAAATTTATACAGAAGATGAGGTATGGTCAACTACAGACGTAACAAAAAAAGAACTACAAGAATTCCTTGACCAAATGAATTCTTCACAGTTTAAATCAATTGAGAAGTTCTTTGAAACAATGCCTAAACTATCTCATAAGGTTAAGGTAGTAAATCCAAAAACACAAGTTGAAAATGAAGTCGTTTTAGAAGGGTTATCGTCTTTTTTCGTATAGCAATGATCCATATGGATCTAGAAAATTATTACCAACTTAATTTCTCCTTGATTCAGTATCATAAATACTCTTTGACAGAGATTGAAAATTTAATACCTTGGGAAAGGGATGTGTATGTGACTCTATTAAAAAATCATCTAGAAGAAGAAAAGTTAAAACAACAGCAAAATGGATGAGTCATTAAACGAGACACTTCAAGAGGAGACAAGCAGGAATCGTGCTCTTGCTCTTTATGAAGGAACTCGTGGTGATGACTTAGTAAGTGAAGAGATTGATGAAAGAATACTAAAACTTCTTGGACTTAATGATGTTTTTGATATTGACTATTCAACTTATATGACGCTTCTCCGCGAGAAGATGGCAGAAGCAAGAATGAGTGATAAGAAATTATCAACTGATGAATCAATGCTAATTGATGAAGAATATAAGAGAGTTAAGGGTAAGGTAGGAAGATTTAAGTTAAAGAAGAAGAAAATAACCGCAGATAATCTTGGAGTTACTGGCCCAATTCAAGTATCAAAGCAACAATATTATCTTACAAGTAAAGCAATAGTACCTGAGACTTCAGGTGATGGTGAAAATAATGGAGACCTGCTTAAGAATGTAATAACAATTAATGAGACTGTCGCTAAAATTTTAGAAAGTCTAAATTCTCAAAATAAATTAATTAAGAAGAGCGACGAGACTGAAAGGAAGAGAAGCGAACAAGAACAGAGAAGAAAGAGAGAAGAAGGACTTGAGAAAGGATTAAGTAAGATTGCATCAGTTGCATCCAAGATGCTTGCACCAGTTCAAGGTATTTTGGATAGGATTTTAAACTTTATTCTTTATACTTTACTTGGAAGAGCATTTGTTAAATTCATTGATTGGTTTAATAATCCAAAGAATAAAGAAAAGGTAGAAGTTCTCAAACGATTCTTAAAGGATTGGTGGCCTACCTTATTAGGAGCACTTGTTTTATTTACAACTCCTTTTGGGGCATTTGTTCGTGGTTTTGTTGGAACAGTTACAAAACTAACTTTACAACTTGCTAGATTTGCAATACCAAAGTTAATGAGTTTTGTGAATAGCAATCCAAAAACAGCAGTATTACTTGCTACTGGAGCTGCTACTGTTGGTGCTGGAATTTATATGCAATCTCAAAGAGAAGAAAGAGATAAAGAGTTGCAGCAAGTAGATCCAAATTATGGTAAGCAACCAGGTCCAATGAAGAGTATCATTGACTTTGCTACTGGTGGTGCAATGCAATATAAAGGTGGTGGCATGATTCCTGTTGCAAAAGCATTTACTGGTGGTGGAGAAAGAGATTCACTTACACCATATGTTGGTGATGGATTTGTTACTCAAAACACTGGAGTTACTGTAACAGGTGCTGGTGCTGATACTCAAGCAACCGTATTGCAACCAGGAGAAGTAGTCTTTAGTAAACCTGCTGTTGATTATTGGGGTGCTGATAGATTACTTGCAATGAATAAGATGGGTGGTGGTACAAACATTCCAAAGTTTGTGAATAACATCCAAATGGCTGCTGGTGGTGGAATGATTGGAAAGGGATTTAAGTCTCCTTCAATTCAAATGGGAGCACCTAATATAAGAATGCCTCTTAATATTATGAGTGGTTCGCGTCAAAAAAGAGGAATGAGTAGTAATATAGCATTTGATTTTCCATCTTCTCCAATTACAGATTATCCTTTATCTGATGCAGAAAAACGTGCAAAAATGCAACTTCCCGTTGAGAAAGTTTTTAAACGAGATGAACACCAAATAACACCAAAAGGACTTATTGATTTTATGACTCCTTCTTGGTCTAAAACAAATTCAGCTCCTGATAGTCCATATCCACACACAAGTTATGATAAAGAAGATTTTAAAAGTGGAGTAAAATATAATCCAATTTTCCAAGATCTTATTAGAATTCCTTATCTTGATACAACGCCAAGAGAAGATATTGATTACAAGATGCAATATGCTCCTGGAGATTATGATAAGTATGATCCAGACTATAACACAATTCAAGCAAAAAATATCACACCAACATTAAGATTATCTCCTCCTGGACCACCAGTTGCTAATAGTGGAAAAGCATCAATCATAGAACTTCCTCCAATTATTCAACAAGCAACACAGCAAGCAGTATCTTCTGGTGGTACAAAAGTTCCGCAGTTTATGCCACCTGATACTGTAACCGCGACTATTAATGCTTCTATTTACGGAATAGGATAAGATGGCAGTAATAGATTCTAAAAAACTACTACCACCTTCAAAGTCAACAGGAAGCGCACTTACCACGCAGAAGTTTCTTGTTCCTATTTCCAATATTAAGGTAAAGTCATCTGCAATTGTTAGAGCAAGTGACATTACTCCAGTTGAAAATGAAAGAGTAGGTGGTGGAAAAACTTTACTTGGTGAAGTTATACAAATTCGTAAAAATGTAATATCAATTCAAAAGGTAATCGCTGATAATAATACTCTATTCAAAAAGAGTGAAGAGAGAAAAAGAAAACTTTTAGAGAAAGAAAAGTTTGCAAAGAAGGAGCAGCAATTAGAAAAAAAAGATCCAAAACAAAAAACATCATTATCAATTCCATCATTACCAAGAACAGGTTTCCTTGATGCGATTAAGAGGTTTCTTTTTTATACTTTACTTGGTGCTGCTTTTGTTAAGTTTGGAAAGCACATTCCAAAGATACTTGAGTTTAGTAAAAAATTAATTCCAGCATTTAAGTTTGTTGAAGACTTTGCAGGAAATCTTTTAAACGGTGCTGTTGAATTTATTGATAAAGGATACAAAGCATACGATAAAGTAAGAGAACTTACCAAGCAAGTTGGTGGTGAAGATTTCCAAAAGAAATTTGATGAGTTTAGTAAGCAGTTTAATATATTTGCTAATCTTGCACTCATTGCTGGTATGTCCACAATGGGTGGTACTGATTTTAGGAGACCAGGTGGTGCTACTGGAGTTGCTGCAGCAGGTGCTTCAGGTTCTTTGGCAAAATCAACTGGTGGTTTTGGTGCTGGAACTGGAATGACTCCGGGTAGATATCGTTTACCTGGACAAGCAAAGGCAGGTTCTTTTGCTTTAGAGCAAGCAAGAAAGGGACTATCATTTGAACAATCAGTTGCTGCTCGTCAAGCATCAACGCAAGTAGCGACTCAAGGAGCAAAACAATCTTTAAAATCTTTAGCTGCAGTTCCAATCATTGGTGCATTGATTGGGTTTATTATTGATACTGTTATCTTTAAAGAGAAACCATCTAGAGCAGCAGCGGGAGCAGTTGGAAGTGCTATAGGTCAAGGTATTGGAATTGCTATTGCCGGAGGAACAACATTTGGAATTGGTGCTGGAATTGGTATGTTTGTTGGTGGATTTGCTGGAGACTGGTTAGGAAAAGCATTATATGATACTCTTACTGGATATAATGGAAAATTGCCAGAAGCAAAAGCACAAGGCGGTCAAGTCACCAGAGGTGGTCAAAGAGTTTCTGGTCCAGCAAAAAGATCAGTAAGAAGAGTAAGAACCAGACCACCAAAAATCAAACCACAAAAGACAATTCCAGGCAAAGATGTTGGCGGTAAAGAAGAGATTAAAAAAATATTTCCTTCTCCGGAAGATACAAGACAAAGAAATCCTCTTGGAGTATTAGAAATAACTTCTAAAAACCTTAAAGAGGTTCCTCTTCTTGGTGGTATTATGGGTGCTTCTGTTGACTTAGCGATGGGACAGAAACCTGATGCTAGTGTCTTTAGAAGAATTGGATATGGATTTGGTGCATTAGTACAGAATGCAATTGATGCCGAGACATCTAATACGATTGGTAATATTCAAAAAGAACTTGTAGGTCTTGCTGGTGGTGGTTCAGTTCCAAGAACTTTATCTACTGGTCAGAGTATTGGAATGCAGATTGGTGAGAGACTTGGCAAAACACTTGAAGCAATGATGAATAGTAAAGTCACTGAAACTTTACAGTCTATTCGTCAGCAGTTTAGTAAGGAAGGTGTGTTTGGAGAAACACCTTATGATAATCCATCACCCAATGGAGATTTATTGGAATATGAAGTTTCTGGTGGAGAACTTCCTAGTTTATATCCTGGAAGAGGTTTTGGTCGTTCTAAAAATGATCATGATTACCGGGCAAGGGACTATCAAATTCCTGTTGGTAAAGCAATAACTGTTTTTAAACCCGGAACAGTTACTTATGCTCGACTTGATCCAAGTGGTTATGGTAACCTAGTTATTGTTAGACATACTGATGGAAAGCAATCAGTATATGCTCATTTGTCTAGGATTAATGTTAGTGAAGGAGAAGAAATAAAAGAAGGTGAAAGAAAGGTAATTGGATTAACTGGTGGTGAAGCAGGAGCTCCTGGTGCTGGAAATTCAACTGGACCCCATTTGCATTTTGAAGTTAAAGATGATCGAGGAAATAGAATAACGGGATATAATGATGGTGATGCATATTTTAGATTTGGAACTGTTACTGGAGTTAGAAAGAGAACTCCATTGCAAATGAGTAATCTTCAAGTAGAACCGACTGGTAGAGAACTTCAAGGAGAAATAAGTTGGTATGGTCCTGGTTTCTATGGAAATAAAACTGCAAACGGAGAAACTTACACCGGTGATGAAATGACTGCTGCACATAAGACATTGCCATTTGGAACTCTTGTTAGAGTGACTTGGAAAGGAAGAAGCATAGTTGTTAGAATTAATGATAGAGGACCTTTTATTCCTGGTAGGGTTTTAGATTTAAGCAGAGCCGCAGCACAAGCTTTGGGTATGAGTGGAGTTGCTAACGGTGCTAAAATTGAAATTGTTAAACCATCAACCGCAGCAAAACCAACAAATCAACAAGCATCACTAACACCATCAACCACATCAAATCCAACAAATCAACAAGCATCACTAACACCATCAACCACATCAAATCCAACAAATCAACAGGTATTATTAGCATCATTAACATCTCCAAATGTTGCATCTGGGTTGAATCAAAAAACTTCTTATGAAGTTGCTGGTGGAAATATTTTTCTTCAAAGAATATTCATAGAAAAACCAGTTCCAACGCCTATGAATAGTGGAGGTCCTATTGGTTCTATAGATAATAGTGGAACTACTTTACCAATCACCGCATCTCTATAATAATGGGATTAAACAATCAAACAGTAAAAGAATTTAATGTAACTAGGTTTAGAATTTTTTCTAATAAGAATGGAAAGTTTGCCGACATTCCACAGAAAGAAGGTATCTTTGTAAATTTACATTACTACGAAAGTATCCTTGAAAATTCTATAAAAGCAACTGCAATTATTGCTGATACTGGATATTCAATTGAGAATGATGGTAAGTATGTTGGTTTGATTGAAGGACTTAATTTATGTGGTGGAGAAAAAGTTGAACTTCATATTGAAGATGGATATGGAAATAAACTTAATTTTTCTGATGAAAGAGTATTGCGTATAGGAAGAATACGTAATAAAATAGAACACACTCAAAATATGGTATTTGTGATTGATTTGGTTACTACTGAGTTCTTTAAAAATGAACTTGTAGAGACAAGAGTTGATGAAGCATTTGAGGGAAGAATATCTATTTCTGTTTATAAAATACTTAAAGATTTTCTAAAAACACCAAAAAACATTGATGATATAGAAGAAACTGAAAATGATTATTCTTTCAATGCTCATGTTGAGAAACCATTCTACAAATGTACTACATTAGCAAGAAGATCTGTTCCTAAAGGTGGAACAAAGACATCTGCTGGATTTTTCTTTTTTGAAAATTATGATGGATTTAAATTTAGATCTATTGAGAAGTTACTTGACAAAGAAAGACCTTGTAAAAGATACATCTATAATAACACAACAGAACTTCCTGCAGGTTATTATGGAAAAATATTACAAGCAACTCCAGTAATCAATATTGATGTTCAACAAAAAATGGCAATTGGTGCTTGGGGTTCGCAAGTAAAAACTTATAATTATTTTGATACTGGATATACTGAAGAGCAATTCTTAGCTGAAATGGAAGGTGCTGATGGTGTTAATTTGGCAGGTAAAGAACTTCCTTCCTTACCAGAAGATATATTTGGAAAACCAACAAGGATCATCAGTAAGATGCAACCTTATGGAATTAAACAATCAATTGACAAAGATAAATCAAAGAAGAAAGATTACAACGTAGATGAAATAGCAGCACAAGCAGCAAGTCGTTATAATCAACTCTTCACAATTGTGTTAAATATTGTTATAGCTGGTGATTTTTCTCATCGTGCTGGTGATTTGATTTATTGCGATTTTCCTGAACTAAGTTCAGATAAAACTCAAGTTGTGAGTGGTAAGAATAGTGGATATTATATGATTGCAAATATCACTCAACAGTTAGATGCTCGTGATGGCGCATATACACAACTTGCTTTAGTAAGAGATTCTTATGGTAGGATACCATTTAAAAGATGACAAATAATCTTTTCGACACTCAAACAATTGGATCAGATCCACGATGGTGGACGGGAATTATTGTATCCGATTTAACTTGGAAAGGAAATCAGAAGTCGGAAAAATGGTCTTCAATAGATACCATTCCTGGTTGGGGTGCAAGATATAAAGTTAGAATTGTTGGAAAGCATACTCAAAATAGAAATAAACTAGAAGATGATAAACTTGAATTGTGCGAAGTTATGTATCCAGTCACTGCTGGAACAGGACATGCATCAAGTTATCAAACATCAAATCTAAGAGAAGGTTCTGTAGTATTTGGAATTTATAAGGATAGTGAAGGCAATGAACCTCTCATTATTGGATGCATAGGAAATAATGATCAAACTTATTTAAAGTCCTCACAAAAAGATGGATTTGATCCTTTAAGTGGATATAATCTTTCTTCCGCAGTTCCAATTTATGCTGTAGTTCCCGGAGGTTCTCCTCCCATCACAGGACCAAGAGATCCTAGAGCAAGAGATGTAAACGCTAGAGGTGGATATGATCCTAGATACGATTCTGTTACTATTGAATCAAATACTCCAAGCAGTACTGTACAAACAAACGTTGCAGATCAAATAGCAGCAAAAGATCAAAAACAAAGTCCTTATGTAGCGGCAACATCTACTTGCGAACCAATCCAAATAACTGGAGTTGCAAAGTCTATTCAAAATTTAATTCAAGACATTGAAAAGGTAAAACAAGAAGTTAATTCTTGGCAGTATAGGTTTACTAACGAATTGATTAGTGAAAACGGACAGAAATTTGGATTAGAGGAATATATTCAATATAAAGTTCAAAATGTATCCAAAGAAATTACTGGATGGTTTAAAGGAGTTGTTGAAGAAATTCAAAAAAGAGTAAAGGAAAATATTGAAAGAGGAGCAAAGGATCTTTATTATCTCATACCTCCTAATGCGAGAGGAAAACCAAAACTAGCAATTGAAACTGCATTCGATCTTATATCTTGTTTGTTTAAAAAAATTATAGGGCAACTTATTTCAATACTAACTAAATTTTTATTAAGTGCAGTAGATCGTTTTATTAATGTTCCTTTATGTGCTGCTGAGAATATTCTTGCTGCTGTTCTTGGAAAACTAACAGGTCTTATTAATTCTGCTCTTAGTGCAATTATGGCTCCCGTGAATGCAATTCTTGGAGCAGTTGATCTTGTTGGTGATATTCTATCAATTGTCCAAGATATACTTTCATTCCTTTCTTGTGATGAAAGACCACAATGTTCTGAAGTTAAAGAGTGGAGTATTTATGATGGACCTGGAGCTGGATTGACATTAGATCTTGATACTCTTTTTAATAAGGTTAAAAATTTTGCATCTAATGCTTCTCAATCAGTAGATCCAGATAATTTTAATTTTGATTTTGATTTCTCAGATGTATTTTCTGATACTTGTAATGTTGGTGCTCTTCTTTGTGGTCCTCCTACAGTTGAATTTTTTGGTGGCGGTGGATCTGGAGCTTCTGGAAATGTAATTGTAAGTGCTGTTGGTGAGATCATGGGAGTTGATATTATATCAACTGGATCTGGTTATACGTCTGCACCATTTGTCAAGTTTGCTGATGCTTGTGGAAAAGGAAGAGGTGCATATGGTAGAGCAATTCTTGGACCTTCAAATGCCGGAATTGCAACAACATCGACAAGTGGAATATCCACAAGCACATTACCAAATGGAACAGGAGGTGCTGCAGATACTACAGGAACAGGAGGAATAGGAGGAACAGGAGGAATAGGAGGAACAGGTGGTAGTTCTAATGGTGTTATTGCGGTAATTATGGATGAAACTGGAACTGGATATCTTTCATCTCCTGATGGAGATCTTGGTGGTGATGGTAGAGTTTGGGCAGAAAAAGATCAAACAACAGTGCAAAGAGAAGATGGAACATATGATAGACCTTATTCTCCAGGTGAAACTATAGATCTTCTTCCTGGTGATTCTGTACGACTTCCGGAAGGTACGAGTGAGGAATTTGGAGATACTATTATTGTCGGTGGTAGTTATCAAACAGTAAATACCTCAGTATCAATAACAGCACCAACATTACCGCCAACATTATCAACAACATTATCATCACAAACTATAGGTGGTAATTATCCTGTATTTGATGATGGTAAGTATCCAGTCATTCTTTATCTTTGTGGTCTTGAGATTGCAAACACTGGATTTAGTTACACGGAAACAGATAAGATCATAATAGAACCTTCAAATGGTGCAGCAGCAGTTGCAACATTTGGTTCATTTGGAACTCTAGAGAGTGTTAGAATTACATCTGTTGGTGAAGGATTTAAAGAAGTTCCAAATATTTACATTGAGAGTGAAACAGGATATAATGCAAAACTTACTCCAAGATTCTGTATAGATAGAGTATCTGCAGATCAACTTAAAGAACCTGGAATACAAGACCAGATTATTTCTGTTGTTGACTGTGTTGGTAAAGTACCTCAAGTAGATTTCTTTAGGGTTCCTCAATAATGACTAAGCAACAAAATTATCACACTATAAGATATGGAAATAAAGATGGTGAATTAAAGTTTGGTCACATGACTGAAAACAATGAACTTGATGCGTTCATTGTAAGAAGTGGTACTGACCCAAATCATTATATTGAAATGTGTTCTACTGGTGGCCCAAATAGAAAAAATGGGACAGTTTGTAGATCCACTGGAACATTTCAAGTTAAGGCAGGTGATAGAGTAAAATCTACTAAAGCTCCAGAAAATTATGCGATTGTTTTTGAAGCAGTAGATGGAGATATTCTATTAAGTGCTCCAAATGGTAGAGTTAAAATAGACGCTCAAAATATTGATTTAGTTGGTTTAAGGGGATTTGATGGTAAGAATGGAACAATTACTTTGTCTGCGAATGAGAAAATTATCTTGGATTCAAAAGGTTCTGTAGATATTAAAAGTGGAGTTTCAACGAAGATATTTTCAAACGATACTGTGAATATTATAGGTAAAGGAATATTAAATGCTTATGGTGGTCTAATTGATTTTGCTGATGGAGCATCTTGTGCATTATCAGCTGGAGCTAAGTTTGGTTCTAAAGGTGGTCCATATCAAAACGAAATAAGAAATGCGATATGAAAACACCTGACTTATTTGTAGGAAAAAGACTATTTGTTGGAGATGGTACTCCAATATGTTTGGGAATTGGACCTGCTGAAGCAAGGGGATCTGCATATATTGAAGGACCAGTAGTTGCTGGAAGTCCTCTTTTCTTTCCTATAGTATCTGCAACGGTAATGATCGGGCCCAGTTTTAATGCTGAGTCCACAATTCCAATTGTTCCTGGTGCTATTGCTGGGTTTAATCATTCTCCATATTCACTATCAGTTATTGGCGATGCTGTCGTATTTAATGATCTGTCAGTTAATGGTCAGATTGAAGTAGGAACTCATTTACTCGCACAAGGAGAAGTTGTATCTAGAATTTTAGGAAGAGCTCACATATTATCAGTTAAAAAAGATTTTGATATTCCGCATCCCACAAAAGAAGGTTGGAGATTAACACATGCTTGCTTAGAAGGACCAGAAGCAGGAGTATATTATAGAGGTAAGGTCATAAATAACGATAAGATAATCTTACCAGAATACTGGAAAGGTTTAGTTGACGAGAATACCATTACAGTCAGTATTACTCCAACACAATATCATCAAAATATTATTATTGAAAAAATTGAAGATAATATTGTTTATTTGAATGAAAAAGATGACCTAGAAATAAATTGCCACTTTCACGTATATGCTGAAAGAGTTGATACTGAAAAATTGATTCCTGAGTATGAAGGAGAAATTGAAGATTATCCTGGAGACAATTCTCAAAGATCTATTGTTGGTTGGAATTACGACATTAAAAAATAGGAAAATTTAAATGGCAGAAGGTGTATTATTACCCAGAATTTCGGGAGCAAAGGATTGTACTGATCCAGTTATTGGTGGTGTACCATCTTTTAGATATGATTGGGTTCCAAAACATGATAATCATGACAATCAACCGATAGATCCTGATCTACCTCTTCCACCTTCATGTGTTCCTTGGTATTACTATTACATGAGAGTTGGATCTTTATGGTCTATTAGTAATGTAATTATTCAGGGAAATACACTATGTCAAGGTGAAGTTGTTGGTAATAATGGAAGTCATGTTTTATCAAACAAAAAGAATCTTCCATTTGATATGCCACATCCAAATAAACCTGGATGGAGATTGAGGCACGTATGTATTGAAGGCCCAGAAATTGCAGTTTATTGTAGAGGAAAAGTTCCTGAAAATGGAATTATTGATTTACCAGAATTTTGGGATGGACTAGTTAATACTGAAGATATGTCAATTAATATTACTCCTAGAGGTTATTGGCAGGAATTATTTGTTAAGGAAATTAGTGATGGAAAACAGGTAATAGTTCAAAATAATGCAGGTAATAAAATTAATGCAGATTATCATATTGTAGCTAGAAGACTTGATGATGATTTAATTGTTGAGTATGAAGGCGAATCTTATGAAGATTATCCTGGAGGTAATGAGGGATACTCATTTAATTATGATAATGCATATGTTGAAAATATTATTAAAAATGAAGTACAGAGTATTTTAGATAAGAAAAATGTTTAATGTTGACCAGTGGTTCTTAAATGATCCAGAGGATGCTGCTGGTTATGTATATGAGAATGGTGATCCACCACAACCTCCTTCTATTGAGTATCAATTTATAGAACCATGTAGTAAAGGTGTATATACTGGGGATATTGTTTTACTTGGATGTAGTGATTCTGAAGAAACTGAGTATGGTGGCCGCCTTGGATTAGGTACTGAATTTCCAGAGCAAAAACTTGATGTATCTGGCAGTGTAAAAATTGATGGAGATATTTACGATTCGGTAAACTCTCCGGGAAAAATTGGTTATATTTTAAGCATTGATGCTGGTGGTATAAGATGGGTTCCACCATTATCTCCACCTCCAGGACAACCAGTATTTGGTGGCGGTGGTTCTGGAGTATCAACTTCATTCTTGTTTATCCTTGATGAAGGAGTTCCGATATTTTAACTTGTTTATAAATAGGTCTATAATAGATTATAAGTATGGCATTTTTCTACATACTAAAGGATGGTACATATGTACCAACAACTGAACTGGCGCAATCATTTGCAGCATTAAATTTTGTTCAGGGTAATAGCCTTGGTGTTGGAACAGATAATGTAATTCCAACTTCAAATGTAGATAATCCTGGTTGGATTGCAGATATAACAACACAAGATTTGTGGGGATATACTGGTGCAGGATCCAGTTCAGCAGTATATAGACTCACTGATGTTGGTATTGGAGTTTCAGAACCATCTTATAAGTTAGATGTTTCTGGCGATCTTCATATTACAGAAAACGTACAATTTGATTCCACTTTTAACGTTACTGGTGATGTAAAACTTAATTCAACGACACAATCACTAGATAAAGACACTGGTGCTCTTGTAGTAGAAGGTGGTGTTGGAATTGAAGAGAATCTTAATGTTGGTAATGATGTTGTTATTTCTGGAACTACATCATCAACTGATAAAGACACTGGTGCTCTTGTAGTAGAAGGTGGTGTTGGAATTGAAGAGAATCTTAATGTTAACGGAGATACAAAATTAACAGGAACTTTAGAATTAGATTCTTCTCTTATTGATATTAATGGTAGTACAGCCACAGGAAAAATTGATTATAGACTTTCTTCTGTAGGAACTGGTGTTTCTTGGAGACCTCCTGGTGTTGAAACGCAAAACACTATCTGGGTCACAAAAGATGGTGATGATTCAAATAGCGGATTGCTTGAAGGTGATGCAAAATCTTCAATTGGAGGAGCTGCAGAAATTGCTCAACCTGGAGATACTATTGTTGTAAGACCTGGTGTTTATAGTGAAAATAATCCAATAGGTCTAAGAAATGATGTAACAGTAACAGGACAAGATCTTAGATTAGTTACAGTAAGACCACTCAATACTGATAGAGATGTATTTCATATTAGACGCGGATGCCTAATTGAGAATATAAATTTTGCAGGATCAAGCGTATCTATAGATCATTCTGGATGTGCAGCAGTTGCATTTCCTCCAACAGATTCTTTAGCAAATAGCGGATATATTGCTTTAGGTCCTGCTGATGAAGGTCCAAGTGGTCGATGGAGAAGTCCATACATAAGAAACTGCACAAATTTTATGACGGGCAGTATTGGTATGAAAATAAATGGAGATCATGCAACTGGATCAACTTTAGGTAGTGATCTAAAGTGTATGGTATGTGACTCATTTACTCAGTATAACGAAAATGGTATTGGAGTTTCGATTACAAATAATGGATATGCTCAGTTAGTTTCTATATTTACTATTAATTCTCATATTGGAATTTATTGTGACACCGGTGGTTCTTGTGATTTAACAAACTCAAACTCTTCGTTTGGAAATTATGGATTATATGCAGTTGGAATTGGATCAACCGAATTTACAGGAACTGTAGGCACATATCCACCAACAAGAGCTGAACCTGGTGTTAATGCCGGTAGTGATATAGTTTCAATAGAAAGTATTGCAAATTCTAGACGACCTTATGATGGCCAATGTTTATTTTTTAAAATTAATTTAGACAACTATCCTGATGCTGTTGGAAGTGGAATTATCCAAGAACCTATGGTTGAAATACAAGAAATTGTAGTTATTAATGGAGGAAGTGGTTTTAGTGCTATTACTCCACCAACTATTATCATTAGAGATGTTGATGATGGAACACAACAACCAAAAGGACCTCAAGGAATTATTGCTGAATTAAGTCCAACTATTGATCCCGTTACTGGTTCAATTACTGCTATTGATATTGTAAATAGTGGAAGAAATTACTTAGCATCACAAAATCTAGAAGTCTTTATTGATGGTGCAGAGTTGTCTGGTGCTTCTGCATCAGTAATCACAAAACCAATATATTATTCTGTTGATGTTGCCACAGAAAATTCTGCAGGAATTTCAACAGTTACATTTACGGAATTTGTTCCCTATGAGTTATTTGGTGGAGAAGAAGTTGCTTTTAGAAGAATAAGTAGAATTCTAACCAGTTCACATTCTTTTGAATATATTGGTACAGGTACTAGTATAAATACATCAACACCATTTACTGGTGGAGTTCCGATAAAAGCAAACGAAATTGTTGCACTTGATGGGGCACAAATACCATTTACTAGCACAGATCAGAAAGGAAATTTTGACATTGGTGAGGGATTTCAAATCAATCAACCAACATCAACAATTCGTGGAAGAGATTTTAGTAAAGCATTACAAGCAGAAATTACACCAATTATATTTGCATTAAGATAAGTCATGGCAGTTGCACCACTTAATAAATTTGTAACAATTGCAGTTCCAGTTGCTCCTGGAAAACAGACTGTATATAGTACACCAACTGGTGTAGCATCCATTGTACTTTATGCACAAGTATCTAATGTTGCAGTTGGAGAAACTTATCCAACATTTACTTTAACTCATCAAAGAAAAAGTACATCTTTAAGGACTTCTGGAAATACTAGAGATAATAGAATTATTAGAAATGTCGAAGTTCCTCCAAATGATGCTGTAGTTATCATAGATGGCAGATTAATTTTAGAAAAAACTGCTGTGATTAGTGATTCGATTGTCATTGAGGGAACTCAAGTAGGTATCGTATCAGTAACTGGATGTTTATATGATAATAATACAGGAATTACTACAGTAACTACACTTACTCCTCATAATTTTAATGTTGGAGATGAAGTTACAATGAGTGGTCTTGCATTTACTTGTAGTGGATCATTTGGACTTACAACATCTATTTTTCCTTCTCCACAACAGTCTTTTGTTATCGATAGTATTGTTGATAATGTTGGAACTTCAAAAACATTCGTAACTAATTCGGGAAGAGTGACTGGAATCGCACATACATACCTTAGTGGTGGTGAAGTTGCACCATTACAAATGGAATTTATTTGTAGTATTGTAGAAAATAGCATAGTTTGATATATGGCAAGATATTTAAGCGGAAGATCTAAAACAAGGCAACAGTCTCAATTAAGAGATGATAGAGGTAGATATCTTTCTATAGATCAAGCAGAACCAAATTTAGGTGATCCAACACTAAATGATATTGAGAGTAATTTGCCTCCAGGCCCTCAATATCAAATTGTATCAGTAATTGGTAGTCCAGGAATAAGATATTGGGTTCCTCGTGGAGGAGGTCTAATTCCGGGTTCAATTACAGTATTTGATGAAAATACCATTATTCCAAACAATGCTGGTATTAGTAGCATAACACAATTAATTTTTAAAGGTGCTGCAATAAAAGCAGAAGGTTATTTAAACCTAGATGGTTCTCCGGGAATTGGGGCAACAATTACAGTTTTTGCTCCAGGTTCTCAAGGGCAGTTCCTTATCAATAATTCAAATGAATTTACTGGAGTATCTTCATTTTTCTATGATGTAGTTAATAATCGTATTGGAGTTGCGACAAATTCTCCTACTGAATTGCTTGATGTTAATGGAAACATAAGACTTCGTGGGGCAATTTATGATTGGAATAATGATCCTGGTGTAGCGGGAGATATTTTAGTTAAAAATTCTGATAATGGAGTTTCGTGGGTTGGTGGAGATACGATTGTAACAGCAGCTGGTGGGACAATAGGCCAAATTCAATTCCATGGAAATACTGGTCTTGTAGATGGTGCCGATATATTTTATTATGATTATTTAAACGATAGAGTTGGTATTGGAAGCACGTTACCAAAATATCTTTTCGATGTTTCTGGTATTTCATCTTTTACCGGAACAACCTATATTGATAATTTAGTTGTAACAAAGTCTGGAAATTTTAACAACTTAAATGTAACTGGATTCAGTACATTTACTCGGATTGAAATTGATAATGTTAGGATTGGTGTTGCTGGTGATAATGAAATTGATACTTCTGTAGGAAATCTAACACTTGATAGTACTGGTGGTACTGTTATTGTAGATGATAATTTAA